TCCCAGTACTTTATAGGCTAATGAAAGAAAATGAATTAGGCTATAACGACATAGTCGAAATGACAAACAACTCAGATCTAGTCTGCAAGGATTGTGGCGACAGCATGGGCAAGCCAACCACAGATTGTCCAAATGATTGCCATGATCCTAACGGTGATCACTGGATTAATAAGAGTGATATGAAAGAGGAAGATGATACCCATGACACTGACCCATTTGCTCAATTCGAACAGTGGGCAATGCGTTTAGGCGAAGAATCAGCAATCCAAAGCATGGATGATGAAGAAAAATCAACAGCAGTTAGAGAACTGCAAGGCCTAGTCGATGAATATTTTCCAGCAGGAGTGGATGGCACTAATGCTATTCAAAGTCTTGAAGGCATCATAGATGATCCTCGTTTAGAACAACAAATCAAACAAGCGGCGAAAGAAGATCCAGATCAATGTGTTCGCCCAATGATCAAAAGTTGGTTAGAAGACAATGCTCCTGATGTAGTTGGCGAATTAGACTTTGGCGATATGGTCGAAGAAGAAAAAGACGATGATAACGAACTGCCTTTTGATAAACCTGAAAAGAGACAGGGCACAATAACTGATAAATCAAGAGCTAAACACAGCTCCAAATCTAGAGCAAAACATGCAGCCCAACTAGGCATGCGTCAATTTCTAAACGCTGATACAATCAAAGAAGTTGCAGAGTTTATTAAGAGTTGTTACGATCCAGTAACTGATACATTCCCTAAAGGCCCAACAGCAGTAGCATTAATGGTAGGCAAGAAGTTTGGTGAAACTGCCGGGCATGCTGCAAAAGAAATGTGTGAAAGAATGGCTCCTCAACAAGATGCAGATATTGTCGAAGCAGGTCGTGATGATGAGATGGATGCAGCATTACATAAAGCATTTGGTATTGAAGGTGATTTTGTTCCTTTCGATAAAAGACCTAGAGACGGTGAGGAAATTGAACTACAAGTACCAGTAAGATACACAAAGGCAGAACAAGTTATTCGTGATAAGTTCAGCGAAATTACAGGCATCGATAAAGATAAAGTTTCAGTAGAATATACCAAAGGCAGTCGTTCAGTTAAAATTGACGGACAATCTCCACATCCAGAAGTATTAAGTGCTCTTAACGGAACACTTGATAGTTTAGACACAGGCGGCGTTTCTGGTATGTACGACGACATAAACAATATCACAAGGTTAGCGGGACTATAAACCGCTAACTTTTTCTACTTTTAGGCTTGACAAACATAAATAATCAGTGCATAATACATGTTATGCAAATAGGCATATACCATTTTAAAGGCAAAACAAAGGAGGCTACAAATGGCATCATTAGCAGAAATTCGTGCTAAACTAGCAGAATCACAAAACACCGGTGGCGGCAATCGTCAAACAGGCGGTGACAACGCAATCTATCCACACTGGAACATGCAAGAAGGCAAAGAAGCAGTAATTCGATTCTTGCCAGACGGCGACACAAATAACACATTCTTTTGGGTTGAGCGAGCAATGATTAAATTGCCATTCGCTGGTATTAAAGGTGAAACTGACTCACGCCCGGTACAGGTTCAGGTACCTTGTGTAGAAATGTATAATGATGGACAAAGCTGTCCTATTCTACAAGAAGTTCGTGGCTGGTTCAAAGACAAATCACTAGAAGACATGGGTCGCAAGTATTGGAAAAAGCGTTCATATATCTTCCAAGGCTTTGTAGCAGAAGATCCTCTTAATGAAGAAACTGTTCCGGAAAATCCAATCCGTCGATTTATCATTGGACCTCAGATCTTCCAGATCATCAAAGGGGCACTGATGGATCCAGAGTTAGAAGAACTGCCAACTGACTACATGCGTGGTGTAGACTTTCGTGTTAAGAAAACAAGCAAAGGCGGATATGCAGACTATTCTACTTCGCAGTGGAGTCGTCGTGAACGAGCACTAACAGAGCAAGAAGCTGCTGCAATTGATGCACACGGGTTGTTTAATTTAAATGACTTCCTTCCTAAAAAGCCTACAGATGTCGAAATGCAGGTAATGAAAGAAATGTTTGAAGCATCAGTTGACGGTGAAGCATATGATCCAGATCGTTGGAGTCAATATTTCCGTCCAGCAGGCATGCAGGCACGTACAGGTGATCCTAACGTTTCAGCTAGCCCGGCAGCAACTGCAACAAGTCAAAGTGCTCCTCAATCAGTGTCTATTCCAGAAACAAAGGATGATGTTCCATTTGATCCAGATCCTAAGCCAGAGACAGCACCTGCTCCGCAGTCAGAATCATCGGGCGGTGAAGAGGAAGGTGCAAGCAGAGCACAGGACATCCTAGCAATGATCCGTGCCCGTAAAGGTCAAGAATAAAATAATAATACCCCCCAAGCCTAGGACATAGTCTGCTCACATCGGGGGGTTAATCTGCTTTTTAGATTAGGAGATAATATGGCAAAGGCATTTGATTTATCAAAGTTTAGAAAAAGTCTGACCAAGAGCATTGACGGTCTTGGTGTAGGCTTTAATGATCCTACAGATTGGGTTAGTACAGGAAATTACGCATTAAACTATCTTGTTAGTGGTGATTTTCACAAAGGCGTGCCGCTTGGCAAAGTAACAGTTTTTGCAGGCGAATCTGGTTCAGGCAAGAGTTATTTTTGTTCAGGTAATATTGTAAAAGCCGCACAAGAACAAGGCATCTTCGTCGTGCTAGTTGATTCAGAAAACGCACTAGATGAAAAATGGTTACACGCATTAGGTGTAGACACAAGCGAAGAAAAACTACTTAAACTTAACATGGCAATGATTGACGATGTTGCTAAAACTGTTTCAGAGTTTATGAAAGAGTATAAAGCAATGGCAGAAGAAGATCGTCCTAAGGTATTGTTTGTAATTGACAGTTTAGGTATGTTACTAACACCCACTGATGTTGATCAGTTCGGCAAGGGCGATTTGAAAGGTGATATGGGCCGTAAGCCTAAGGCACTTACAGCACTTGTGCGTAACTGTGTTAATATGTTTGGTAGTTACAATGTAGGCATGGTATGTACTAACCATACATATGCGTCACAAGATATGTTTGATCCAGACGATAAGATTAGTGGAGGCCAAGGTTTTGTTTACGCAAGTTCTATTGTAATTGCAATGAAGAAACTAAAACTAAAAGAAGATTTAGACGGTAACAAGACCACAACTGTTAACGGTATTCGTGCCGCTTGTAAGGTTATGAAGACTCGTTATGCTAAACCGTTTGAAGCAGTACAGGTTAAAATTCCGTACGAAACTGGCATGAATCCCTATAGTGGATTAGTAGATCTATTTGAATCTAAAGGCATACTTACTCAACAAGGCAATCGACTTAAATACATTGACCTCAATGGTGAAGAACACATGGACTATCGTAAAAATTGGGATGGCGAACAGCTCGATTTGATCATGCGAGAATTTCATCAACAGCCAGAAGAAGTCGCTGAGGAAGTAAATACACCTGAAGATCAAATGGAGACTGAGACTAATGAATGAAGACATTATCGCCGACCTTTGGCATGTGACTATTGAACACATTCCACAAGATAAAAGAGAAGATGTTGCAACTGATTTTGTAAATGTACTATTAGACTACGATATCAAAGAAGCTACTCTTGAAGCATTGAAAGGCATCGATCCTTATTTGGATGGTGCAATTGACTATGCAATCGACGATGAAGACACACACAGCGAGTATGATGACTAATGGGTTGGTATGATCGAGTTTCTAAGGATATCTCTGAAATCCCCAATGCAGTAAACTACTTTTATAATGAATTAGAAGAAGCTAGACTGGATACAAATATTTCAGGAAGAATCGAAAAAGCAGCCGCTACTATGCCGGCTATTGTAGAAACACGATTTAACCAGCTTCAAGAAATTGAAGCAATACTCGAATACTTAAACATCGAGCTTCGCCGTTTACGAAGTCAACACTTTCGAAAATATTTAGAGAACTATCAAAGATCTTTGAGTAGTAGAGACTGTGAAAAATTTGTAGACGGCGAATCCGATGTTGTAGACTTTGAAAAAATTATCAACGACTTTGCTTTACTACGCAACAAATGGTTAGGTATTATCAAAGGCTTAGACATTAAACAATGGCAGATCAGTAATATTGTAAAATTACGAACTGCAGGATTGGATGATGCAACACTATGAGATGTTTAGAAATTGGACCGGGGAAAAAGCCTATTCCGGGTTTCGAAACTTTAAACTTAGGTGAAGGAGAACGCACTGAAGGTAAAGATTCTACCCATGTAGGCGATGCTAGAAATCTAACATTTAATTCTAATACATTTGATGTTGTATACTCGAGTCATTGTATTGAACACATTCCATGGATGCAAGTAGAAAGTACTATTAAAGAATGGGCAAGAGTATTAAAGTCAGGTGGAACTTTAGAAGTCTGGACCGTTAACGGTTATGCTATTGCTAAAGCATTAGTAGAGTATGAAGAAACTGGAAATTGGAGTGGACCGCCTATATCAGAATGGAAAAATAAAAATATTTTAAAAATTTTAAATGACGATCCGTATTTGTGGGCAAGCGGAAGAATAATGTCTTATCCTAGATCCGGAGAATATGATTCGAATTTACATAGAGTAATAATAACTCCTAATTTTTTAAAGCAATGTTTTAAAAAAGCAGGTTTGCAACATGTGAGAAACATGGATAGGTCTGAAGTTCGTGGCTACGATCACGGGTGGATTAACATGGGTGTTTGCGGTGTTAAACTTTAGAACTGTCGATGATTTAAACTTAGCGATTGTACAACATTTACATAAATTAAGACAGCTTAACATTGACTTAATTGTTGGGATACCACGATCTGGAATGATACCAGCTAGTCTACTTGCCACACATTTACAGTTGCCGTTTACTGATGTTGACAGTTATAATTCAAAAAGATGGTATATTAGAAATAAAAAAATAACAGTTTCAGCTAACATGCCGGAAATTCCGTTAAGAGTTTTATTGGTTGACGATACAATCAATACTGGCAATGCAATGCGTAGCGTAATAACGACTTTGCAGTCAAACAACGATACAATTATTAAATTTGCTGTGTACGGATCTCCAAAAAATCGACCCGAAGACATTGACTATGTTTGCGAAATATGTCCGTTGCCTCGAGCATTTCAGTGGAATATATGGAAACACAACAGTGCATCTAAGTGGGCAACTGACATGGACGGAGTACTTTGCCGAGATCCTTCTAAGAAAGAAAACGACAAAGGCGAACGATTAAAAAACTTTTATACAAATGCTGAACCAAAGTTTTTATTTACAAAACCAGTAAAATACATTATTACTTCCAGAGAAGAACAATATCGAGAAGTAACCACAATGTGGCTTAAAAAACATAATATAGTGTACGAACAGTTAATTATGAAACAGACTGGACAACCTGGAGGCGATGATGCTCACGGAAGATATAAATCTCAAATATTAAACAGTTTATCAAATATTGAATTATACATCGAAAGTGATGCTAAACAAGCAAAGATTATTTCACAGTTAGTTAATTTACCAGTTTGGTGTACTGATTCACAAAAACTTTATAAAGGACAATAACAATGCTTAAAGTAGATTATTCTAATTGTAATACCGTAGAAGAACTATATCACACTTCGATGTATCAACTCTCCAAACTGTATACTCCAGATTATCCAAGCTATCTTCCGCATATTAGAGAACTATTAAAATCTTGTAAAACTTATAGAGAATTAGGAACTAATCAAGGAGCCAGTGTAAGTTCTATTATTTTATCTAAACCCGAATATATAGAGCTTGTTGATATAAATTTTAAAAATTATGCACCACAACAATCAATTGTAGAATCATATGCAAAAGAACACAACATAGATATTGTTATGCATGAACAAAGTAGCCTTACAGTTAATACTGATGTTAAAACTGAATTTCTATTTGTAGACAGTGTACACAAGTATGCTCATGTTAAAGAAGAAATTAAGTTATACGAACCGCTCACTACAAGATATATTATGTTTCATGATACTGTTGGTTTTCCAGGAGTTGGAAAAGCCGTAACTGAATTTTTAGAAAGTACAGTAGAATGGAAATTATATTTTCATTTAGATAGTAAAACAGCCGGATATACAATTGTGGAGAAAGTATAATGAAAGACAAATTAATTATTATTTCAGGTGCAGACTCATATAGATACGATGCACACATTAATCATCAAAAATATGCTGATAAATATGGAGTTGATTACAAATTTCATTTAAGTAATGGATTAAAAAATCCATATTTTACAAAGTGTTATGCAATTTTAGATAGTTTTCAAAATGGTTATGACTATGTTTTATGGATGGATGATGATGCATTTTTTATAAATTTAGATTGGGATTGCACTTCTGTATTTCGTGAAAACAGAGAAGATGTAATTTTAACAAGAGGAAGATCTAAAAAGAACGGAATAACATTTTTTAATAATGGAATTATGTTTATTAGAAATACAGATTCTATGAGATTGCTTTTTGAAAAGATGCCCACAATTGCAGATCAAGAATTAAAACAGAATTGGATGCCTCATTGGGGTCCTTGCGTTGGTAATGACCAGCCGAGAATGATTTATCTAACGCAAACACTGTTTCCAGAAAAAGTCAAAGTGTTAGAATATCCTGGATTTAATGCACACGAAGTGACCTTTAAAAACAGACGGTTTTTAAAAACAAATCCTCCTATTGCTCATATTACCGGAACAAACAAAGAAGGTAAGATTGCACGATTTATTGAATCTACCGGAATACCTTTACCGTAAATAAATAAAAAATAAATAAAACTATGAGCAAAATTGTATTAGTTACCGGCGGATTTGATCCTATCCACACCGGACACATTTCATATCTTACAGAAGCAAAAAAACTTGGCGATATTTTAATCGTAGGAGTTAATAGCGATGCTTGGTTAACTCGTAAAAAAGGTAGACCTTTTATGCCCAGCGACGAAAGAGCTGGCGTTATCCAAGCATTAAGCATGATTGATGTCGTTATTCAATTCGCAGACGACTACGACACAGATAATAGTGCTATCCAGTTTATCAAAGACACTCTCGAAAACTATTCAGATCATGAAGTGATATTTGCCAACGGTGGTGATAGAACCAACGACAACATTCCTGAAATGAGTATAGGAGATCCAAGACTAAGTTTTGAGTTTGGCATCGGCGGCAACGATAAAAAAAATTCGTCGTCGTGGATTTTAGAAGAGTGGAAATCTCCCAAGACTGAAAGACCGTGGGGGTGGTATAGAGTACTCGATGATAAGCCCGGCTACAAAGTTAAAGAGCTTGTTATAGAACCAGGTAAAAGTCTGAGCAATCAAAGACATTTTAAACGAGCAGAACATTGGTATGTTCTTAAAGGTATGATCAAACTCGACACAGAATGGAAGGGATTAAAGGATACTAAACATATCAAAGAAAACGATTGGGGTTATACAATAGGCCGAGAAGTTTGGCATCAAGCAAGCAATCCTACAAATGAACTAGCTCATATTTTAGAAATACAATACGGCAACGAGTGTATAGAGGAAGACATTGAAAGAAAATGATATTACCTGGATAAGTTCAATCTCATCAAGCAAAATTAATTCATACTCAGCTTGTATAGAAACATGGCATTTATTAAAGGGCAGAAAAATCTTGTTTTTAGAAGGTGATTCTAACTACAAATTTCCTGATGTCGATATTGTTAACTTTGAAAAAATTTTAGATAGAAATAATTGTAATTGGATTAAAAAGAAAAGACCATTTAAAGCATATAGATTTTGGTTTAAAGGATACAGTATCTATTATGCTGTGAAAAATAAAATATCAAAATATGTTTGTTGGATCGATGCAGATGTTAAAGCATTAACTGAAGTATCGATTAATCTAGATTTAAAAAATTACCCCTTTGCTGCCATGGAATTTGAAAATGGCAAGCATGGAGGAACCAGAGGAATAGAATCAGGTTTAATCGTATTTGACACATCTCACCCGAAAATTGATCAGCTAATTAAAGACTATATAAATTTTTGGGAGGACGAAACTATTTTTGATTTAGTTAGACCCTATGATGCGTGTGTATTAGATGAAATTGGTGAAAAATATAATTTTTTAAATTTATGTCCAGTAACTGCGAAAAAAGAATTAATGGGTGAAGATTCATTCAAATATACGGATTTTAAAAATAAACTATATCATTATATAGGTAAATCTAACAAAAAAATAATAAGTGAGTAAAAATAGAATGATTCCAATTTTTATAGGATATGATCCAAGAGAAGCAATAGCATATCATACCTGCGTTAACAGCATTATTAGACATTCAACCAAGCCTGTTCAGATTATGCCTCTTGCGTTAAACTTATTCGATGATTATAAAGAAGAACACACAGACGGTAGTAACCATTTCATTTATAGTCGCTTCCTTGTTCCGCACTTAATGAGTCATACCGGCCATGCTATATACATCGATGGCGATATGATAATTCGAGACGACATCAACCAGCTATGGGAGTTAAGGGATCATACCAAAGATGTACAAGTTGTAAAGCATAACTATAAAACTAAAATGACTGAAAAATATCTAGGAAGTAAAAATGAAGACTATCCTAGAAAAAATTGGTCAAGCGTTATTTTATGGAATTGTCAAAATCATCCTAATAAAGTATTAACACCTGAATATATACAAAAATCAACAGGAACACATCTTCATAGGTTTGAGTGGATTGACGATGATCGTATTGGAAAGTTACCAAAAGAATGGAATTGGCTGCCAGACGAATATGGCGAAAACTCAGATGCTAAACTACTACACTACACACTTGGTACTCCTAGCTTTCACGAGTTTGCCGATACGCCGATGGGTAATGAATGGCATCGTGAACGCATTTTAACTGAGTACTGCGAACAACATGGTTTATGATTTTCCTTAGTAAAAATGGAAAAGACGAGTATGTTAACATGTTTGCTAACGGTTGTAAATCTCCTATAGTATCAACTGACGACTTTGTATATGAAGATTCTAACAAACCCATAGTGCTTAGAGGAATTTTAAAGCATAAAATAATGAAGCGTTGCTGGAAAGATAAAAGAACTTTTTATTATATCGATACTGGATACTTTGGCAACGAACGAACTAGTAATAATCCAAACGGATGGAAATACTGGCATAGAATTGTTAAGAACGATCTACAACACGGTGAAATTATCAAACGTCCAAATAATAGATTTGAATCTTTCGGTAAGCAATTTTCGTCTTGGAAAAAAGATGGTAGGAAGATATTAATAGCAAAGCCCGATATAAAGCCTTGTAAATTTTACGGTATAGATTTAGATACTTGGGTCGAAGAAACTGTTAATACAATCAAACAACATACCGATAGACCTGTAGTAATTAGAGAACGAGCTCCTAAAAGAATAGATAGGATTGCTACCGATACACTCCAACAAGCATTAGATGATGATGTATTTGCGTTAGTAACATTTAACAGTGTGGCAGCAGTAGAATCTATTTTTCACGGAATACCTGTATTTACACTTGCATCAGCTAATGCTGCAAGTCCGGTATCGAGACAAGATATTAGTCAAATAGAGAATCCGTATTATCCTAATATGGATAAATTATATGAGTGGGGTTGCCATTTAGCATATGGACAATTTCATGTTTCAGAATTAAAGAGCGGTATAGCCAAGCAATATTTAGAGGAATGGTATGGCAATTAAATATGTAGTAGCACACAGAAAGGATCCAAATAACATTGGCGATATTGCCAGCAATCCATTGCAATATTTTTTAAAACCTAACGAATACAAAATTATAGATATTGCACACATTGGTGCAGAGTCCTACCCTGACAATGTTCCTATGATCGTCGGAGGTGGCGGATTAATTGGAAACTCAAACTTTGGAGATTTTTTTGCAGAAATACTAAACAGTTCGGATAGAAATCAAATAGAGGCTATTTGGGAACAAAGTTGGACATTATCAAATCCAGAACATAAAGAATTACACGACGAATTTCATACTAAACTTAGATCAATAACTAACGAGTTGTTAGCAAAAATTAGACCTGTAACTGCACCTAGAATAATTTGGGGGGCAGGCCATAATAGCGACAACGGTGCTCAAGAATTCAAAGAAATTAAATGGCCTAAATGCTTTGCAAAATATAATTTAATCGGCCTTAGAGATTTTAGTATACATAGTAGATTTAATTGGACTCCGTGTGCTAGTTGCATGCATCCTGCATTTGACAAAACTTATGCTGTTAAAAATGATATTATTTGGTTCGAACACAAAAAACAATTAATTAAAGATTTTGGAAATGATCCTATCCCGAGATTTATTAACAGCGGTTCTAATTTAGAACAAACTATTGAACTGTTAGGATCTGCTAACACTATTATTACAAACAGTTACCATGGAGCATATTGGGGAACTTTACTTAAGAAAAAAGTAATAATTGCTGGCGGTGTTTGGAGTAGTAAATTTAGATTCTTTAAGCATCAACCACCGATTGTTGGTAAAAAAGAAACTTGGCAAGATCATATAGAATCTACTCCGATTTTTGATACAGCACTAGACGAGTGTCGTGCAGCTACTAAAAACTTTTGGGCTCAAATACAAGGTATCTCTTAATGACATCTGTAGTAGCATATCTCGCAGGAGTTCCTAGTCCGCATAAAAATCCTCACAAGACAGAAGTTCTAAAACGATTTGTTGACGGTGTAAACTTAATGCGAGACAAAGGTGTTGCCCACACTGGAAAAAATTTAGTAAATGCTGATGTAGGCGTTATACAAGGTTGGGTTCATTCTGGAAGTCCTAATACCCCACACTTAATTCTCAGAAAACAAGTTGCTCAAAACACTCATAATAAACACACAATAATTGTAGACAGTAACTTGTTTAATTATAATTTAGGTAAACTATATCACAAACATTATAGTAGATATAGCATGGATGGTGTGTTTCCTACAACCGGAAACTACTTTCGAGATAAAGCAGACCCCAATCGCTGGCAACAAATTAGTAGAGACTTAAATCTAAGTTTAAAAGACTGGAGAACCGCAGGTAATCACATTTTATTATGTACTCAACGCAACGGCGGATGGAGTATGAACGGATTAGATGTTATGACTTGGGTAGAACAAACTGTAAGAACTTTAAGAAAGTATACAGATAGACCCATAGTAGTTAGGGGACATCCTGGTGATAAAAACGCAAGAACATATTTAAAACCAAGTAGAAATAGTTCTTGGACTTTAAGTAGAAATGAAAAAATTGTAGATGATTTTAGAAATGCTTGGGCAGTGGTAACATATAATAGTAGTCCCGGAGTAGCGGCAGCAATTGAAGGCATTCCGGTGTTTGTAACTGATCCAACTCCGCAAATTAGTCAAGCATACGAAGTTGCTAATACTGATTTAAAAGATATTGAAAATCCTGCGACACCTGAAAGATTGTCGTGGGTTGAAAAGCTATCAATGTGTCATTGGAAGTTTGAAGAATTAAGCAGTGGAGTCGCTTGGGCTCATATGAGACAGTATATCAAATGAAAATAGTTGCTATAACTAGTTTTAATCAAAAATATTATGATTTAATTGGGAAAGATAGTGTTGACAGTTTTTTAAGATATTGGCCAACAAACATTTCAATTACATGCTACATAGAAGATATGATTCTTAATCCAATCGATAGATTAAATATTATTGATTTTTCAGAGTTATGTAATCAGTATCAAGAATTTCAAAACTCAAATCAACGACCTAGAGTAAAAATATTTGCTAAAAAAGCATATTCTATAATTCATGCCATGGAAAATATCGATTGCGATTTTTTAATTTGGTTAGACGCAGATACTATTACTACACAACAAGTAAATTTAAAACAAATAACTTCTCTGTGTCAATCTAATGATTTAGCAACATTTATGGGCGTATATCATAATAAAAATAATCAAACTTATTTTAGTGCTGAAACTGGGTTTTTTATTCTAAATAAAAATCACAAAGGATTTACAGATTTTTCTAATCGATATCGAGAATATTATGATAAACGATTAACAGAAAAGTTAAGAAGATTTTATGACGGAGAAGTATTTGGTGCTGTTGTAAAAGATTTAGAACACAAATATGAATTTAATGATATGTGTTTAAAGTTTAACAAGCAATATAAAACACCACTTCGTAGAACTACTGTTGGGAAATTTTTACATCATTACAAAGCTAAAAGCACAAAAGACAAATTTATCGCCAATAAGTTTCTGGACGATTAATTCTCAAGTCTTGTGGCTTACTGCGACCTAACTGTTTTCTCTCACCTTTTAGATGATCAAGATATGCTCCCCATTCTGAATTAATAAGTGGATGGCCTTCACCTTTGATAATTCCAGCACTCCAATTGTGTTCATTGAGCTGACCTCTAAACTTAGTTCTTACAGCATCGAATACAAAACTATCATGCCATTCGGCTAGGGTAAAAATACCGTTATCGGCGTCGTCATACATTCTTTGAAATTCTCTTAGAAAGCTTTGTACAACCGGAGATGTTAGTTTCATAGCATATAACCCGCACTCTGTATACTTGCCTTCTCTTCCTAGAAATCCTAGTTCGCTGTTAGCAGGTAAAAAAGAATTTAATTTGTCTAAGGTTATAGGACTATGGCACACATTATCAGCATCCATCCAAAACAGCCATTCTGTATCGCATTTTTTAACACAATCAAATATAGAATATACTTTGTGCGCAAATCTCACAGCGTCCCACTTAAATCCTTTACCAGCATCTTTTCTTGTTCTGCGAATAGGATCACCACTTACATCACCGTTTGCTTTTGGAACTCCTTTCCAGTTGTTCTTAAATGCTGTAAGTTCATCGACAGAATCTAAATCAGTTAATACAATTCTTGAATGATCCGGTACTTGTGGATTACATTTTTCTGGGTAAACAAATAACTTTACCTCTGTAGGCCAGTTGTCTACAAATGTGTTAATCATTCGTTGACCATATAATTTTAGTCCTGCTTCGTGAAATGTTGTCACTACTGATATTGTCATCTATTAACCTTCCAAAAATGATAATCGTATTGTTTTGATACTCTTTTATAACCATGTGCTAATAGCGGTCGAATGTGATCTCTATCAAGGTGATCGCTATCTCCTATAACTAACATTGGTTTTGACTTTGTTAAAACATGCGTATAATGCGATATAATAGTATTATACTTTGTATCAATAAAAAATATTGATATCCCTGGCAATACATTTAGGTCGCTTTTAAAATTTCTATAAATTAAATTCTTTGATCTAATATTAGGATGTTCATCTGCAATTACAAAGACTGTGTTAAACTTTGATAGCAGATCCTCTAAATGGCCGAAAGCTGTTCCTACAACTAATGCTGTATCGAAGTGTACTCCTACTTTGCTCAGTCTCTTTATAAATTTTGACATAATATATTAAATAACAAAGTATTTATAAGGCAGGTATGAAGTTTAGATTATATCGTGAGTACGGCGCATTGAATAGCAACCCAGTGTTTGATGCGTTTGAACACAGTGTTAAACTGCTCGGACACACTACAACTATAGGTAACGATAGTGATGTAGATGTTATCTGGAGTGTGCTATTCCACGGACGCATGGCTAATAATAAGACAGTTTGGGATCAAGCACAACAACAAAAAAAGCCTGTGATAGTTTTAGAAGTTGGCGGTATCAAACGAGGAACAACATGGAAGGTAGGTGTTAATGGGATTAATAGAGATGCTTTTTTCGGTGATGCTGGGAACGATAGTAGGCGTAGCGATCTACTTAATCTTAAACTAAAGCCCTGGCGCACTAATGGAACAAAGATTTTGCTCTGCGGACAACACGACCGTAGTCTACAATGGGATATGTTGCCTAGTATGACAAGATGGGTTAAAGAAACCATAGAGCACATTAGACACTACACAATTCGCCCTATTATATTTCGCCCGCATCCTAGATGTCCGGTTCCGCAAATAGAACATATGTTTAAAGATGTTTCTAGACAAACGCCACGACAAACTCCTGGTACTTATGACGACTACGATATGATCTTTGACGATGTTTATTGTACAGTAAGCTGGACAAGTAATCCTGGCATACACAGTGTGCTACACGGAGTTCCTAGCTACACTAGCCCCAGTAGCCTAGCTTATGATGTTAGCATTAAAAGTCTTGCTAACTTAGAAAACCCACCCCTCCATGATAGACACCAATGGCTCAATGACTATGCTTGGACAGAATACACTGTGGAAGAAATTGCACAAGGCCTGCCTTTACAAAGATTACTCACACAGTTAAGCAAATAATCTCTTGATCTTTTTTGTATTTGTAGTATAATAATACTATGTACATTGAAGATGTTTATGAAGAATTTTACACTGTTGCGATGATTATGCGCATGCCTATTCAGCGTAACGATCAGAGTGCTATGAAAAATTTTTACAATCTATGTTCAGCCAAAAGCCAGCTCACAGAAAAACAAGCTAATTTTATTTTACGATTATTAAACAAATATAAAGAAGCCAGTAAAGAACTAGATTACGACTACGAAGAACATCTACAGGATCCTCAGTGGACGCAACCATTTAGAGTTATAGACGAATCTAAAAAGGTATTCATCGAGAAAGATTCAGACGGAGTTTTTTGGGTTTGTTTAAAGTTTCCATTTCAGTTAATAAAAACCTTTGAAGAAGAAGTTGGCAATGACACAAATCCTTTTGATGATTACACAGTCTGGGATAAGGACCGTAGACTAAAAATGATTCCATTATACAAATGCAATCTAGTTAAAATAGACGAGTTTGTAAAAAAGCATGGATTTGAAATTGAACCACAATTTAATTATGTAGTTAGTACAGTAGAAGAAATTTGGCAGAACAGTGAATCGCTTGTTCCTCAAAGCATTATAGAAAGAGATAAAATAATTCTAAAGAACACAAACAGCGGTGCTGAAGAGTATTTTGCTAAAAACAGCACAGGCGATATATCGAATGATCTAATGCTGGCAAAGAGTATGGGCTATTGTTTTAGTGGAGTAGTCACAAGCAAAATATCGAAAATAGCCAGCCATGAACAAACAACATTTTGGGTCGATACTTTGAAGTCGTTTGTAGATGTAGCAGAACAAGTACCAGGTAAAGTTGCTATCTTAATGGATCGCACTGAAGATCACAAGTTGTGGATCAGTAATTTTGTAAAAGAACTGCGCACAATTACAGGCGATACGGATTGTGCAAAAGTTTGTTTTAGAGAATCAAATAAAACCAATCCAGAATTTAACACATGGCTTGCTGAAGAAAATCTCACAGGCGATTTACACGATGCCAAATATTTAATTTTTAAAAATAAATTACCTAAATGGTTGTTTAAAGATCCAAATGATATTAAAATAGTAGCAACTAACAATGTATTCCCAACGAACATTGCAGTGGTTCGACATTGGTTAGAATCGCATCCGTGTGTGATTTACATTAGCGAATACAAACCAGTTTTCGGTAAAAAGGATAATTCACTTGTCAACTTGTAAGTTAATAATTCAAGATGAAGTTAATATTAAAGTAGAGGGTCTTGCCGTAGAAACAAGACGAAAAATAGTTAACAAACTAAAATACGAACTGCCGTATGCTCGTCACATGCCTGCATTTAAACTAGGACGCTGGGATGGTACAGTTGCATTCTTCGGTATTGGCGGTACTGGATATCTAGCACACCTAGATGTTGTTCTTCCTATTATAGAAAACGATGGATACTACATTGAAGTTGAAGATCGTAGAGAACATGCAGAATTAAGTTTTGATTTGATTGATGAAAACTATTGGAAAGACCAAGGCATATGTTGGCCCGAAGGACACCCAGATGCAGGTAAACCTGTGATACTGCGTGACTACCAATACGATGTCATTAACAAGTTTTTAGAAAACCCTCAGAGTTTACAGGAAGTTGCCACAGGCGCAGGCAAGACTATCACCACAGCAACACTAAGTCGTGTGTGTGAGAAGTATGGACGCACAATGGTTATTGTACCTAACAAGAGCCTTGTAGTACAGACCGAAGAAGACTACAGAAACTGCGGGCTTGATGTCGGTGTGTATTTCGGTGATAGAAAAGAATTAAACAAGACGCACACAATATGTACTTGGCAAAGTCTCAATATTTTAGATAAAAAGAAATACGACGAAGATGCATTATCACTTGCAGAATTTACAGAAGGTGTAGTGGCTATTATTGTAGACGAAGTTCACCAAGCCAAAGCAGATGTTCTTAAGAAACTGCTTACACAAAACTTCCGTAATGCTCCTATCCGTTGGGGACTAACAGGCACGGTGCCTAAAGAAGCATTTGAATTCCAAGGCATCCTTGCTAGTATCGGCCCTGTGATTAATCAAGTGTCGGCACATGACCTACAACAAAAAGATGTTCTCGCTAAACTAGATATTCAAATCTTACAAACAAAAGATGTAGAAGAATTTCGCAACTTCCAAGAAGAATATGCTTGGTTAGTGGGTGATAAAAAGCGTGTGGCTTGGTTGGCAAATAAAGTCAAGGATATTTCTCAAACAGGGAATACACTGGTACTGGTTAATAGAGTTAGTACTGGTAATGACTTAATAGAAATATTAGATGATGCTGTATTTGTTAGTGGGTCAATGAAACTTGATGACAGGAAAGACGAGTATGACGAAATTAAAACCTCAGACAATAAAATCATCGTTGCAACATACGGTGTGGCAGCCGTTGGTATTAACATTCCAAGGATATTTAATCTTGTTCTTATTGAGCCAGGCAAGTCGTTTGTTAGGGTAATTCAAAGCATTGGACGAGGAATTCGTAAGGCTCAAGACAAAGATTTTGTACAGATTTGGGATATCACGAGCACATGCAAATATGCAAAAAGGCATTTAGCAGAGCGTAAAAAATATTATAAGGATGCAAAGTATCCATTCACGGTCACAAAGGTTGATGTATGACAAAAATTTTAACACACGAAAATAAGTCGTTTGATTTAAACGATCTACCAGAAGAACTAGAAGACGATGTGAGATTTTCAGTTTTAGATAATTCTAATCCTAACGATCCAGATTTCTTTTTTATACCACTAGTATTCTTAGAATCGTTTAACAGTCCTGCTATCGAATTAAACATCAGCGGAGCAAATGTAATGATGCCCTTGGATTGGTGTATGTTGGTAGGAGAACGAGAGTGCGGATTAGATCCAGAAGTGTTACCATTAACCAGTATTAATGAGCGTGGGTTCGAAACATTAATCTTTAATCCGATTAATGGATTTCGATTTGAATACGCTCCAGTAGAGATTGTTAATATCTACCAAGATGTTAAATGGTATTTTCCTAAAATGAAAAACGGACAGCTATTGAGTATTCCGTTAACTGACGATGATCAACCATTCTGTGCATTTTTTGTTAAAGAGATTTCTAGACAAAGTGAAGTTTTACAATTAGCTAAATTAGCATGACCTCTGTTATCACAACCTTTAGTAAAGATGGCTATGATCTTTACGGTAGTAAAATGATAGATACTTGGATTACACATTGGCCGAGTAACTATACTTTAACTGTATACACTGAGGGTTATGATATTTCTCAACAACACGAACGAGTTAACACTATAGATATTAATCATGCATGTCCAGATTTGCAAATTTTTAAAGATGCCAGTCAACAACTATTAAGAGAAAAAGATAAAAAACACAATAACAGAATTAAAAAAACTGTAAAGTGGTGTCATAAAGTGTATGCTATGGCACATGCTATTAAAAACAATTCACAGCATTTGATTTTTTTAGACGGTGACACCAGAACATTAAAACCTGTTGTTTCTAACCTAGCAGAACAGTTAGTACAAAACTATTTGTTTGCTGTACACTTTGAAAAACTCAAAGATGGTTTACATTTTGAAACAGGACTAGTAGTGTTTAATCTTAATCACGACAAAATAGAGTGGCTAGCTGATACTTTAGTTTCTGTATACAATAGTTTAGCTATATACAATATGAACAAAACTTGGGATGGGTTTTTATTTGCCGATCTTTACAAACAATACAATCTACCAGTAAAAGATTTATCGGCAGGAACACCAGGTGTGTTTAGTCATCCTTTGGTAAAAAAATATATTGTACACGATGTTGGACCGAAGAAATATCACGGTACAGACTACGATAGGTATACAGGTAGAAAAAAGTGATATCAAATAAACTTAAACAAATTTACACGGAAATACATAATAAAACACCATTTGGCAAGAGAGGAAAAATACCTAGTCATCTAAAAGAATTTATTAAAGAAAAGAATCCAAGCAGTATATTAGACTTTGGATGTGGAAAAGGCAATCTAGTTGATACTCTAAAAGAAAAATATCCGGATAAACAGATTCACGGATATGACCCTGCTAATCCAGAATTTGACAATGGAGTACCTTGTGTTGATATGGTGATTAGCACCGATGTATTAGAGCATGTAGAGCCAGAGCATATTGCAGATACAATAGAAATGCTATCATTGAAAGCCAAGTTTCACTATCATCTTATCAGTTGTGCTCCTGCTAAACTAATATTACCAGATGGTAGAAACGCACACTTAATACAAGAAGGTCCCGATTGGTGGAGGCCTCAATTTGAAAAGCTTGGCTTCGAAATACTTTTCGAAGAATACACAGAGTTTACAAAGTTTTCTAAACAGTTAAGGAAAGAATTACTTGTTAAAAACTATTATGTGATGATGGAAGTATGACAAAACTTATTCCCGGAGAACCACTGATATACGAACGAAACGACGGTGTTGTGTATGCTCGCTATCGTGATCCGCCACACAATGCTATTCCACGATGGATTGTAGGTGGTAATCCAGATAGCGTTGCTAGAGCAAATGGTGAAATAAGTTCTAGCGAAATGAAAGAAATATTTAAATTAGCAAAAACTAACACAACATTAAAGACATTAATTGACAAACTTTATACAACATATCTACTAACAAAGGGAGAACAATAAATTGAAAAACTATATCTTTACCAGCGAATCGGTAAGTCGAGGACATCCAGATAAAGTAGCAGATCAGATTTCAGATGCAATTTTAGATGCGGCATTACAAGCAGGAGACGATACTACTAGAGTAGCCTGTGAAACTCTTGTAACTACAAATTATGTTTGCCTAGCAGGCGAAGTGAAAAACTTCAACCTCACTACTGACGAAGTAGAAAACATTGTACGCAATACTGTAAAAAATATTGGGTACGAACAGGATGGATTTCATTGGAATAAATTAACAGTACACAATCATTTACACAAACAAAGTGGCGACATTGGGTTAGGCACAGATAACTTTGGAGCAGGTGACCAAGGATTAATGTTTGGATATGCGTGTAATCAAACTTCAAGTTACATGCCAGCACCTATCCATTACAGTCACGAAATACTTAAAAATTTAGATAACAAGCGTTTATCTAATTTAGATACACTAGGTCCGGATGCCAAGTCACAGGTATCTATTGAATATGTAGACGGAAAGCCTAGTGTGGCTACAGCCGTGGTTGTAAGCACACAGCATGCCGAAGGTAAAAAATTAGAAGCACTCGGTTTAGCTAATCTTGCAATTATAGAAGAACTTGGAGGATTATATCAGGAAGGTGTTACAAAATTATATCTTAACCCAACAGGCAATTTTGTAGTAGGTGGCCCGGATGGCGATGCAGGTGTTACCGGTCGTAAGATTATTGTAGATACATATGGCGGCTATGCCCCACATGGCGGCGGCGCATTCAGCGGAAAAGATCCTACTAAAGTAGATCGAAGTGCGGCATATATGTCTCGTTGGTTAGCTAAAAATGCTGTAGCAAAGGGTTGGGCAGATTGGTGTACAGTGCAATTGTCATATGCTATCGGTGTAAAAGAACCCATGGCAGTCTATGTCGATTGTAACGATGAAGCAGACAAGCAAGCAATTGTAAATTGGATTGACACTATTGATTTAACACCATATGGCATTATAAAAAGATTTGACATGTTTAACTTTACCAAGTATAGTAATGAGTGTGTATACGGACACTTTGGCGATAAAGATGTTCCTTGGGAAAAACTAGATGGCTGATAAACTTCAACTTAAAGAAATACTTGCGGCTGTGGATATGGATGCAAAATATCTATGGGATGAACTTACACCTGATCAGCGCAAGAGTATTGTGTTTTTCACACTCAACCGATATATCAGTAATGTAAGCGGGAGTAGAGAAATGCAAGAGCACTTCGCATTGCTTGCTAACGAACGATTTAATAAAAACTTGTTTTTGTTTTTAAGCAAGCATCCGAAGTTGTGTTGGCAGTTAGCATGCAGTTGTGCTCACGAAAGCAAGGATATTAAGTTTCATCCTTGGTTAAAACTCAAGAAAGAAAAAGATAAAAAAGCAGACTTCCTTGCAGAACTGTATCCAAATATGAAAAGGAGCGACATTGAAACCTTGTCAGCAATTAGTACAGACAAAGAAATCAAAGAATATTGCAAAGGACTCGGTTGGGATAAAAAAGCGATCGATGGAATTAAACTTTAAATGTGAGTATTGCGGAAAATATTTCGCAAAAGAAAAAACACTGATTGTACACATATGCGAGAAGAAGCGTAGGCATCTTGCTAAGAATGAAAAGCATGTACAAACAGGACTGCTTACATATCAAAAGTTTTATGAGATAGCACAAAACGGAAAAAGCAAAAAGTCTTTTGAAGACTTTGCTAACAGTCCTTACTATACTGCCTTTGTTAAGTTTGGAAGTTTCGTTGTTAACACTGCACCTATCTATCCTGAACGATTTGTAGATTGGGTAGTACGAAGCGGTGTTAAATTAGATCACTGGTGCCGAGATGAGCTGTATGATCAATACTTAATCGAACTTATTAAGAAAGAACCTGCAGACGGTGCTATACAACGAACGATAAGTACTATGATGGATTGGGCAGAGAATAACGATGCCGCTTGGGAACACTACTTTCAATATGTTAATCTTAACAGAGCTACACACGATATTCGAGAAGGTAGAATAAGTCCTTGGATACTACTTAATACCAAGTCAGGCAAAGACATGCTACAACGAATGAATGACGAACAATTAGAAATTATAGGGCGTGTAATTGATCCTCAGTATTGGATCAAGCGATTTAAAACTAATCCAGCAGATCACGAGTTGGTTAAGGATGTTGTAAAAGAGGCTAAAATTTTATGAGTGACGATAAACTAGATTGGGACGATGATAACAACGAAGGCCTCGCCGCAAACGAATCTTGGATTAGCAGAGCTGATTTAGAAATCTATGCTATGCCTATCACGGAAGATGATGGTACAGAAGCCGTGTATGTTCGATTTACAGGTTTTGATGACAGTGAAGAAGCAACTGAATATGCAGACTTTTTAGATGAAACACTACCTTTACTACTATTTGAAAGCACCACAATACAATAATAAGGAGTTACTATCATGTTATATAGATTTCATTTAGCCATAGAAGGGGGAGATTTAAAAAAAACAATACCCTTTTATATAGACATATTGGGCTGTAAAACAGATATGTGTGAAGAAGGACACTGGCAAGATATAGATTTTTGGGGACATGAACTAACACTTCATACATCAGTACCTAGAACTGCTCTATCTAACGATCGTCATGATGTTGATATGGGTGCTGTTATAGTTCCTCACTTTGGTGTACATTTACCATATGATATTTACACAACTGTAAAAGAAAATGTAAAATCTACAGTCGGTTTTGTTGATCATCCATATATAAGATTTGCTGGAACAGACTACCAACAAGAAACTTTTTTTGTACACGATCCTAACTTTAATATTTTAGAAATAAAGAGTATGACAAACTTGGATAATAATGCCTGATATTGATATAGATTTTGTCGACAGAGAACAAGCACTAGAGTTATTTAAACACACTAGAGCTAGTCGATACGAAGACAATAAGATTGTGAAGCATAATACAGGTGTATATCTTCACGAAGTCCCAGTTGATGCTGTATCTAATCTATGTGCGGTACCGTACGATCAGGCAGACGAATATGGGTACTTTAAACTTGACTTCTTAAATGTAAGTATGTATAACGGTGTTCGCAGTGAAGAACATCTTGTAGAACTTATGAACAAGGAGCCGCTATGGGATTTGTTAGAGCAGGAAGATTTTGTCAACCTTTTGTTCCACATCAACGGACACGTCAGCATTTGCCAACAGATGAAACCGAGAAGCATAGAACATCTGGCGGCAGTGCTAGCAGTAATTCGCCCGGCCAAGAGACACTTAATAGGAAAGACGTGGGAAGAAGTTCTAGAAGAAGTTTGGACTAAACCCGAAGAAGGTTATTATTTTAAGAAGTCGCATGCTACAGCTTACGCAGTTGCTATTGTTGTACAGATAAATTTAATTTGTGAACAGATTAGTTAGGCTTTCTAACCAGCGTAATTGATTTTCTCTTTACTCTTTTTACTATAATATCATTGAGGCTGGTACATGGTCCTAGCAATAATTTTACATCTTTAGTGTTAAAGTTTCTTATTGCGTATCTAAATTCACCGATGTCTTTGTTTAAGAATATGTTAATTGGAATTTGTCTATTTGATTCCCACCACCATACTTCACCAAGTTCTAAAAATTTAGATTTTTCTTCTTCAGTTTTTAGTGTTTCATAAACATACATGCTGGTTATGCTAGCATCTTGGTTGATTATGATGCCAACATATTCTTTGTCTACATGGTTAATAACGCTGATGAATGGAAAGTTTTCTTGTAGATTTTCTGATATTTTCATAGATAAATATGTAAAAGGTCCTAAACTGTATGCAACAAAGTTATGTGTATTTATATCGAAATCAAATTGATGTGTTTACAAATTCTACAACATCATGGACCCCTGAAAGGTATCGCAGAGTGTATAATAGAAATTTAAAAGTTTATCGTGGCGTTGACAACACCGTTGATT